GAGAACCCACAACAACCATTAAATGTTATGCAAAAAGCACCAAGTCAAGTAAATAACCCTCAAGATAATCCATTACAAACTAATTCAAAACAATAATTATGTTAGAAAAATGGCTTCAAAAATTAAAAGTAAATTCATACTACGAATTAAACGAAGAAGAAAAGAAAACATATAGAGAATATGAAGATGCTATTTCTGGAAGGAAATTAACAGATGAAGAAGTTGAAAATTGGTTAAAGAATGAATTAGATATAGCAGTTTCACGATTAACAGATATTGACCTTAAACCAGAAGATGCAATTTTTAGAAAGGTTGAGGTTAGGTTCATTAAAAAGATATTAAATTTTATCAATAGCCCAAAGGTTGCAAAACAATTTGCAGAAAAAGCCATTGAGCAGATGATAAAATAATATGGTTATCCTACCTAAAGGGAATTATAAACTTAATATGCCAAACCTCATTTATGAGACGGCACAAATATTATGGAAGAAAACAACGCAAACTCCATTGATATGACTAATGAGAACGCAAATGCCAACTCTCAAATAGATAATCAAGGAACGCAAGAGAACGAAAACTCTACAAACGCAACTAATGAAGGCGAACAGAAAGTTGATTACTATACAAAGTTTAGCGAGTCCTCAAAAGAAGCACAACGCTTATACGAAGAAAATAAAAAACTTCGTGAAGAACTCGAGCTAAAAGCCAATGCTCAAAAAGAGCAAGACACAGGAAATTTATATCCTGGTTTTGATACTTTAGATGAAGAATCTAAAAATAATATTATAAGTTTCTCTAATGCAATAACAAACAGGGCAGCAGAAAACCTAAAAAAAGACCCTGCTTATGCCTTTGCTTTGAAGCAATATAGTGAATCTAAATATAATAGTGCTTTAGATAAAATAATTATAAAGTATCCTGAACTCGCTTCATTAAAAGATGAGTTTAAAGCAAAAACCTATAATCCAGCAATAGTTCCAGATAATATTGAATCTATCTTGGATGATTTAGCAAAGATTCATTTATTTGACAAAGCTAAAGAAATAGGTATAAAAGAAGCAGAAGAAAGAGCAAAAAGAGTTGATTTGGAAAGAAATACTGTAGGACAAAAAGAACCAACAGTAAAACGTACAATGGAAGATTGGTACAGAATGTCTACAGAAAATCCAGCAAAATTTGCTTCTCTATCAAAAGAGTATGATGCTGATATGAAATCAGGTAAAATCTAAATGATATATAAAACCTTTGTCACATTATTCGTTTATTAATTAAAATTATAAATATATGTCACAAAGTATGGCGGCATTTACACCCATTAAATTCGTAACTGAAACAATTAAGTTACTTTATAATGAGTCATTATTGCCAAAAATTACAAACACAAAATACGAAGGAACACTTAAAGCAGCAGGCGACAGAGTTCGTGTTCGTATGTCACACAAGATAGTATTCTCTGCTTACACAAAGAATATGACTCTTGTTTCTCAAGACTTAAATCCTACTTATGAGGATTTGATAATTGACCAAGCTCAATATTTCAAAATTGAAGTTGATGATATTGATAAAGTTCAGAATGACATCAATGCAATTTCTGAATATGCAGCTAATGCAAAAAGAGATGCAGCAGAAATGCTTGATACAGATGTTCTATCTTATATGAGAAAGAACGTAGGTCAGAGTGCAAAGACTGTTTCAGCAAGTACAGAAACTTCAAATGCTATCGGTACATCTTATGCTACTGGTACAGTTGAGGTTGCTGTTACAACTGGTGTTGTTACTGGAACTGGAACAACTTGGGTATCTGGACACGTTGGTGGTTACTTTAAAGCAGTAGGTCATACAGAATATTACCTAGTTACTGCTCGTAATTCTAACACAGAAATAGTTATTACAGACCTTGATGGTGTTGCCTATACAGGTGGTGCTATTCTAGCTGGTGCATCTTATTCTATCAACGCAGCTCTACCAATAACAATTACAAAGAGTAACATTTACTCAACACTTGTAAGTGTTAAAACAGCTCTTGATAAGAGTCTATGCCCTTCATCTGACCGTTTCTTAACTACTAACGCTGATATGGAAGGTGTATTGTTAAATGCTCCTGAATTTATTCCAGCAGTTGGTGCAGCTTATGAAGATGCAGTTAAAGGTGGAATGATTGGAACTATAGCTGGTTTCAAAGTTCATCGTTCAGAATTACTTGATGGTGATTCAACAAATGGTTACTGGTATGTTGCTGGTACAAAAGAATTTTGTTCTTTTGCTACACAAATAACTGAAACTACAGTTATCCCTTCAGGTTCTAACCCAAATCAATTCGTTGATATTCTTAAGGGGTTGGTTGTATGGGGAAGAAAGGTTTTTGGTGGAACTCGTGCTTATGGTGCAGTTCTACGTGCAAAAGTCTAATCGCTTTTCTACTCTGCTCTCTACGGAGAGTAGGGATAGGAACGTAATTATTCCTTATTAATTAATTAAAAAATCACAATGATTGTATCTAAAATTTTGCAACTGGCTCGTAAGAAGTTATTAGAAGAAACAACAGAAGTTATCTCTGATGAGGTTCTTCTTGATTATGCAAATCTAGTCAATATAGATTTAGTAAAAAGAGTATTTACTAATGATAAAATACAATCAGCAACAGTAGTATTACCTGCTGGAACATTACCTACAGATTTTGGAACACTTTATGGTGAAGCTGAAGATTCTAATGGTAATAAGTATGAAGAAATAACCATTGAAGATTTTGATAATGATACAAATCCTAATGCTATTACTATTGAAAATGGTATTCTTAAATGTACTAATGATTTACTTACAAGTATAGATATTAAATATTATCCTAAATTCACTACTCTTACTACTGGTGTATCTCCTGATGTAAATGAGTACTTCCACGAATGTATGATATATGGTGTTCTTGAAAGAGCATTTGAAGACTTACAAGATGAAGAACTTTCTGCTTATTATAAATCAAAATATGAAACTATGGTTGCACAAAGAAGTTCTATACAAAGTAATTATGAGGAATCAAACCAAAGAGGTTCACAATTTTTTACTTATCAAAGATTAATATAATATATGCCAATTAAGAAGCAGAGATTTAGTGTAGTCCAATCAAATCTTGTTGAAGCAATAGATATTGATGATTCAGCAGGAAGAAGTTGTCCTATAAATATGAATTTTACAGAAACTGGTTATCTTACAAAAGATACTGGTTTTTCACTATTTGGAGCTACTGAATCAACAAATAAAGTGCATAGTATATTTAATTACGAAAAAAAGAATGGGACAAGTTATTTTTTGGGTGTTAGAAATAGTAAGGTTGTTAAATATAATACTTCTACTTCTTTATGGGAAGATACAACCAAAACACTAACATCAAATAATTCTATGGGTTGGATAGTAGATAGTGCTGAAGATGTTCTTTATGCTTGTAATGCAGTTGATTCATTATTTAAATATGATGGCACAACTTTTACAAATTACGCTTTAGCACCTAAAGGTAATATATTAGAGATATTTGAAGATAGATTATATGTTGCAGGTGTAACAGCAGAACCTAGAACTGTTTATTTTTCAAATACTGGAGTATTATCAACATTTACTGGAACAGATATATTTAAACCATTAGGAACAGATAAAATTACAAATATAGAAAACTATTATGGTTTCTTACTTGTATTTAAAGAAAAAAGTATTTGGAAAGTAACAAGAGTATATGAATCAGTATCAGCAACTTGGGTTCATAAACAAGAATTACAGTCAGGTAACTATGGTGCATCATCAAGACAATCTGTAGTATGGGTAGAGAATGACTTATGGTTCTTTACAGGTAATAGAGAGGTGAGAGCATTTGGATTTAAAGACCAACAGACAGGTGTTCTTGGTGTTAATGAAAGTGTTATATCAGAACAAATAAAAGAATCATTACAATTAGTGCAAGATGATAATTTACCTTATGTAGCTTGTCATTACAATAATCGCAGATTTTATCTTTCTGTTTCTCTTAGTTCAAGCACCCCTACAATAAATGACACATTGTTTGTTTGTCATAATCTTTATTCTAATACTTGGACTAAATATACAGGTAGAGATAAGAGTAAAACAGAACAATTACACTCTATAAATAAAGTTGTATATTCTGTAAAAAATACAGCACCTTACGCTATTCTTAAATGGGATGAAAGTCTATTGAATGATAACTCTACCGCCATTACTGGTAGTGTAACATTTAAAAAAATAGAAGATAAAGATTTCAACCTATTTAATATTTATCGTTATCTTGATTTGATGTTTAAGAATCTACAAGGTAAGATTACAGTTACAGTATATTCGGATAAAAGTGATGTAAGAAGTAGTAAGAGTAAATCGTTTTATATAGGATTAACAGCAGAAGATGAATTGGGTTCTTCTGGAGAAACACCATTCGGACAAGCATTGTGGGGTGATTCCTTTGGTGAAGAAGGTGCAGTATCTCCATTTATTAAAAGAAGAATATCATTTTTATCTAAAGCACAGACACTTACAATAAAACTAGAATCATCTGATTTAGATGGAACATTTACAATAGGACAATTTGCTGTATATGGATTTAAACAAAATAAAGAAACATTCCCTGCGAGTGGGGTAGTCAGTATTAAGTAAACATTGACAATTATTAAAAAATATGTTATAATATAAAAACAAATGGCAAAACAAGTTCAGGATTTCTACAAAGCAACAATTACACAAGACTGGTCAATAGGAACAGGTAATTTTTATGTATCAGTAAAACCTACAATAAGTGAAGGTTGGCTTTATATTTCTCCTAATAATTCAGCTATTAGAGAAAAGATTTATTATAATGGAACAGGAACAGATAGTAATGGTGATTATATTACTATAACAGAAAGAGGTGTAGGAACTACAGATGAACAAACACATACAATAGGTGAACCAGTACGAATGAATGTAGGTGAAGATTTTATAAAATATATGACAGATAGTATTGATGCTATAGTAGCAGCAGGTACACCTAATG